GGGGGAAACGTTCGGGTAGAATGCCATGGAACGCAGAGGGCTGAGTAACGGGAGGTTTGCCAGTGGTGAGTGGCATACCAGGGAAATAAAGCCGATACCGATTGCAATGTTCGACAAGAAGATGGTAAGAGTACGAGTAGTGTTCATTGTCAGGGTCAGGTAAAGCAATAAATTGATCGTGGAGGCTGCGGAAGAAGTCACGGTCGCGAGGACGCTCAATGATAGCGGTCTGGAGTCGGTGAAGGACGTACTCGTAATCGTAAGTGAGAACGCCCTGTCGTACAACATGACCAAAAAGGTGTCCTTCCTCACTACGTACAACCTTGCCTTTCATGGGCCAACGGTCCGGGTCATAACGGGAGGCAACGGGTGGGTGCCCAGCAATCAGAGAATCGTCGCCACCGTAGGCTTGAGGGCGGTTGGACATCTGGGAGTACGTGTGATTGGTAAGAGCTTTATTGCGACAGCAGTTGAAAAGATACGTGAAACGATTGCCCGAGCGTTGAGCGATATTGAGATTGCCGCGAAAACAGCGTGTGGTCGTGCATTCGGCAAGATAAGTGTCAATGTAGGACTCGGGGATGCCTACTTGTCGCATGAGCCAGGCATCAAACAGGAAGAAGGGAGCGTCAACACCGGAATCCCAGGCAGTGTAGTCAGTTTCAGTGAAATTGCGGTAGTCAGAGAAATTGTCACTGCACCAGGTTTTAAGCTCCTCTGTGGTTTTCCGGAGGTGAAAGTAAACATGAGGAGGACATTCATCAAGGACGATGTCCTCAATGAGGGTGGCATAAACAGCGTCACGGAAAGTACGTTGCAAGGGGAACTCCGTGATGATTTGACCGGGTTTGGCGGGGCCTAACCATTTCTCATTCTTCCGTACGACCTGAGACTTGAGGAAAATACGCGTATAGTTGATATCCCAGTCAACGGTATCGCGGCCCAAGGCACGGTGAATTTCCTTGAGTGTACGTTTGGAAACCCACGAGTCAAAAACGCGATCACTGATGAGGTCCAGACGCTCAGAGAAATCGCGTTGTTGTCGAAAAGAAGGGAAACTAGCGAGCCAACCCTGCTTAAGGCTGGAGAAACGCGAACTGCAGCTACGGGTGCTGAAGGAACGAGAATTGGTCTCAGGGGTCGCCCGTACAAGGCGTTTGGCAATGGAGGCCTGCTCCAGAACAGCATCACCGCGACTGTGATGGAGGGGTCCAGGGTGTTTGCTTGGCGGGAATTGGTTGGAGACACCGAGCTCCGGGTGTTTAAGC